GCCAAGCTGAACAACAGCCAAGCGAACAGAACTGTGCGGATGAGAAGCATGGCTCAGAACTCCAAAGTGATGCTGTCGCCTTCATAGACTGGCTGTCTGTCTTTTTCCTGAGCCAGAAGACCTTCCAGCGAATTGAGAGGACCCCTACAGCTTTCCACCTTTCCGGTAATGGTATTGTACCACACAAGGCCAAAACCTTCGTCCAGTTCAGGCGACGCTGGTAGGAAAATACCGACGCCATTGACACCGACAACAGCCACGAGCTTACGCTCCGAGGTGCTGCCGTTAAGTGTTATCTTGACCATGGCTTAATTCCTTAAGTTCACGGATTTCCGTGCCAATGTGGTTGATGACAACATCTTTGGTGTGTTGCTCTCTCATAAATTGCTGGACGATTTTTGAGGCCATCCTAAGCACGCGAATGCGCTTGTCCAACAACTCAGGGCTTACCTTTTGGCCCCTAAATCCGCACAGGGGTGCGTCAGAACGCGACATGAACGGACGGACGCACACCCAGCCGGTCGGCTTTGTGCTTCAGAATGGCGGTGTTGGCCAGTTGCTTGACCATGTGCGTGCCGGGAATGACACCGGCCTTTGATAAGGCTACGGACATCAAGGTCGGGCGAAAGAACGACCGAGCCCGAAAACGAGCGCCAACGACCTCACCCGGGGCCTTGGTGCCAGCGGGGACGCGAATGAAACGTGCATGTGCCATGATAAATTTACTCCTTCTTTTAAGGCCTGTAATTCACCAACTCGAAGCTGGCGTCGAACGGAAGGTACGAAACGAAGGCGTCAAACTGCGCCAACGTCACGTTGTCTGAGAAGTGCTTGAAGAAGCTGTGACCGCTTTTCAGCACGACTTTGAAACAGATGGTACCCATTTTATGCGGCCTCCTGCATTAAGAGTTCATGCCGGAACTCAGTTGGCTTCAACTGGACCTTTTTGATGACGGCTTCAGGGTCGAACACGACTTGAAATTCGCGCGAGCGGCCTTCTTTGTCGTACCCTGCACAGTTATTGCCGTAGATCTTGGAAGGGTCTTCGTCAAAAGCGACTTCAACCGTGTAAATACACAGATTGAGCCCCTCAGACTCAGCCTCAGCCAGCGCTTCAGGCGGGCACCAGTAGTCGAAACCGACTTTGTCGATTGCACACAGATGCTTTCCGCTTTTGAATTCCGGAACGACGTGGCAAGCGTTCATCTTAGCCAAGTAACGGCTAAAGAATGTCCCGTTGTGGTTGCCTCTGTTCGGTCCGTAGCCGTCAGGGCCTTCAAACCTAAGAACCTGTCTCATAAGACAAACCCCGTTTTACAGGCCCAAAGCCTTGGCTTCTGCCTATTTTTTGCCCTTACGGCCAGCCAGTTTGCGCTGACGTTCCCTGAAAGCCGCTTCACGACGGGCAGAGGTTTCGACGCTAACTCCGCCTTTGTACTTAGGAGCGTGCCGCTTCCCGAAAACCTGTTCGAGACCACGGAGGCCGAGAGAAGCTTGCTTGCGGCGGCGGCGTGCGGTGCGTGCAACAGACATTTTTAGATTCCTTGGTTATGTCTCTAACCTAGCGACATTGCTAGAAAGGATTGTGAGACTTATCGGTGACGTATTATCGAACAACCGGTCGGACTTATCGCAGTCATTCGCCTCTGCCCACTCACTCTTGCTGAGGGCGTCCTATAACCCGCAAGTTTTCTCTTTGGGCCTCACAACCCATTGTAACAATGATTAATATATGTGTTTTACGTGGTACCGCGTGCTCAGTATACACCACGACAAATGTTACATCGTACTACCCTTCTTTCACTAGCCATTGCTAGAAAGAGTTGTGAATTAAGCCTAGAACATCCGCGCCAGCACTTTAGGCCGCTCTTCAGTCGGTTCACAACTCATTGTAACAATGTTAGATGTAGGGTAATTTATTACTCGCATACCCTACAAGGCGAGTGCGTTTTGGCGATCTTAACCAGCGACCGCCATCAGGTTCGCTTGACCGGCAACAATCTGGTCGTCATTGGCAGTCTGAGCCTTGACACGCTCGAACTTCAGCCCGGCGACAGCGACAGCGATGGCCTTCGCGCTGGCCACGTCTTCCGGCGGAACCTTGCCGTCCGCGATCTTCTTGTCGATCTGCTTGCCCAGACGCTGCACCATTTCGACCAGCTTGGCGAAGTCGTACACACCCGCTTCCGGGTTCTGTTCGGCCAGCTCGTAAAACGGAGTGAGATCACCCGCTTCGAGGTCCCAGTCGGTGAAACCCTTGGCTTCCGGCTTGAGCATGCCCACCTTGTCGTTCTTGTCGACGACACGGATTGGGGTGTACGTGCTGAACCACAGAACGAGCATGGTCCGGCGCATGGACGCGGGCATAGCCTTCACCAGCGACAGAGCACGAGTGCAGTCACCATGTTCCTTCGCATGGCTGGCGACCATCATGGCAGTTTCGTGGATCAGCTTGTTCAGCTTCGCACCACTGGTTGCGACCAGACGGATTTTCTGGTCAATTTGCTTGAGTGACATAGAGATAGTCCTTTAATTATTCAGGTTAGACCCTATGAGGCCCCTACGAGCATCGGTCACGGTGCGACCTTCACCTTGGTAGGTATGAACACAGCAAGTGAAATTTATTGATGCTTGAGGGTTAAGACAGCCCTAAGGGGCTTCGGAATTACGAATGAGGACGTTGCGGGGGAAATTGGGGCGGGCTTTGCCGCCACTACCTTTTTCAAAGGCTTTGGAGCCTTGCGGCCGAGATGAATACCGTCAATGCGTTGATAAGATGCTCTTGCCATGTGGGTTTTCCTAACTTTAGCGATGAAAGGTTGTCCCTGCTGTGTTCACAGCTGCCAAGGTAAGCTAGGTGCCAAACGGTTAAAGGCCCAACACCTAGCCTAGCTTGAAATTTGTTTGTTTTTTCTTAACCTAGCGAACGGTAGGCGACATTACGACGGCTGTTTCCGCTAGGTCGGGGGACCGGGCCATCTAAGACCGGCGGTTGTCCCCCTTGTCGATCATGCCAAGAGCGCAGTCAGTCGCCCCACATGATCCTAAACCGGTTTGACAGACTTACGGCCCATTATGCCCTGCTGCCAGCCCCCTTCAGTGCCGTGTCAAGGCACATTCCGGGACCACACACCTATCATACTTCCCGCTACTAACGGTTTTCCTGTCGGTGCATCCGTAGATTTGCACACTTGGCCCCTAGCCGCTACGCTAAGTCATTGGCACCCTACGCAGCTTTGACTGTGAAGCCAAAGGTAGGACCGTCTCAAGTGCTGCCACTGAAGGCCGCTATTTTTCGTATCAGTAAGCTAGACCTGCCTAAACCATTTGTCAACCCTATCTTGGCCGCTGCAACCTAGTGAGGAACCCTTAGCGGGTGTCAAAGGTCGCTTGGCGCTCGATTGTCCGACTGCGGACCGTTCGGGCTTTATGGTCGTCGGCGGATGACCGCTTTCCGATGATTGGAAGCTAGGCCCGATTTGTGGGGATTGCAACACCTATTTTACATCCTGTTGATTTAACACGGTAATATGTAGGATGTTCTGTGTTTGTTCATGCTGCTCTCGTGCGTGCGGGTGTCTGTTGGACAACACATGACGTGATGGGTATGTTATATCATTACATCACTATGCACATGATGCAGGCGTGTGCTCTTGTCTGTTCTTTGCAAGGACCGTGCCACCTGCCGCCACCGCTCGTCACATTCCTGTGTGTGAGGAGGTTCAGGAACTCCGGGAGGGTGCCCCGGCGGGGGGTAGGGTGGATCGCGAGTCTATTCTGTGCGGAGTAGGGGTGACCTACGTTGTTACATAAAAAAATTCAGCCTTAGACTAGTGACTTTTCTTTAGATGGATTTTAAGCCGTTTTAAGCTATGTCAAATCGTTCAGGCTACCTCCGGACCTTTCGGACCCCTTTTGCCTCTGTACGGGCTTCTGAGGGCATTCTAGGGCATAATGGATTGACAAAGGAAAGGGCTCCTACCGTCGCCCCAGTCTTTCTAGTGGTCCCCTCGCGCGCTAGTTCTTCTAGAGGTAAATTCTATTTAATTATTCTCTATTAATATTCCTCTTTAAAAGAACCCTTATAGAGGTTCTTCTTATAGAAGATATGTAGGGTAGCATAAAAAACTGAATTTGTCAAGAAGAATTTTATTTTTGTTGAATTTAAAAGAAAAGGCTTGACATTTGCAACAAAAAGATGTATAATGCTGGTATAGGGTATGAGCTTGTACAGTTTACAACCCGTTAGCTATTCATGTAAAGGAGGTGATCCTGTCTAAAGAAGTAACTAATTTTGACGATCTTCCCCTTAACACTAATCGTGTTGCAGCCCTTCAGAAAGTGAAAAGGGCGACGATGAGCCAGAAGGCGAGTCGAGCCATTGAGTCAGGGGATCCACAGGCTGTGTTGGATTCCTTGACGCCAAAGCAGTTGCGCTTCTGTGAAGAGTACCTCCTAGATCCTGTCGGAACCAGAGCCGTCTTAAAGGCTGGCTACCGAACCAACAACGCCAAGCAGATTGCTTTCCAGTTGTTAGAAAATCCGGCGATCCGGATTGCGATTGACGCTTTGAGGGTTGAACGTGGAAAATTTACTGACGTAACTAAAGACTTCGTTCTTCAAGGAATTATGAAGGCAATTCGTCTCGCCGAAGAGGTGGGCAATCTCAACGCCCTGCTTCGTGGTCACGAACTGCTGGCAAAACACTTGGGAATGTTTATTGAACGAACCGAAATCAGTGGCCCAGATCAGGGTGCAATTCGGATGGAACAGAAGGTGAAAGAGGATGTCGCAGATTTCACAAGCAGACTTTCTCGCCTCGCTGCCGTCAGAGGAGCGGACGAGCCTACTGGAAACACTGACTGACGAAAACAAAGCAGCGTTGAGGTGGGACTGGTCGTTCTGGTCCCGCCCCGACCAACAGACCCCGCCGGGCACATGGAACACATGGCTCGTGCTGGCAGGTCGTGGTTGGGGAAAGACTCGTGTGGGTTCTGAATGGATCCGCGAAATCGCTGAAAAGTTTCCGGGTTGCCGAATTGCAATGGTGGGTGAAACCGCCGCCGACGTTCGTGACACGATGGTGCTGGGTGACTCCGGTCTCATTGCTTGCGACCCAACTCTCGACGCCAAATGCTGGTCTCCGACGAATCGCTGCTTGACGTGGCCGAACGGAACCAAAGCGTGGGCGTACAATGCAACGGAACCTGATCAGCTTCGTGGACCTCAGCATCACTTCGCTTGGGTTGACGAGTTGGCCAAGTTCCGTTACTTGCAGGAAACGTGGGATCAGGTACAGTTTGGACTTCGTCTTGGCGTTCATCCCCAGTGCCTAGTGACTACGACTCCTCAGCCAAAGCAACTGATCAAGAAACTTGTTGTTGACCCTGACACGTTCGTGACTCGCGGAGCAACACTTGACAATCAGGCCAATCTGGCTAAGAACACAATCAAACAGTTGTACGACAGGTACGGAGGTACGAGGCTCGGGCGGCAGGAACTCGAAGGAGAAATCCTTGGCGACATTCCCGGAGCTCTCTGGACTCACGAAGCAATCGACACTGCACGTAAGAGTGACGACGACCTTCCCGACTTTGAACGAGTTATCGTTGCTGTCGACCCCGCAGCTTCTTCGAATGAAGGATCTGATGAAAACGGAATTGTCGTTGTGGGAATGGCTCGCGATGCCGACGGCTATGCCCGTGGATACGTCCTCGAAGATGCCAGCCTGAGGGGTACGCCTGAAGAGTGGGCTAAGACCGCTGCTCGGATGTACCGTAAATGGCAGGCAGACAAGATCGTAGCGGAGAAGAACAATGGCGGTGAAATGGTTGAGTCGGTACTTCGCGCCGTTGACAGATCTCTTCCCATCAAGCTCGTCCATGCAAGCCGTGGTAAAGTTGTTAGAGCTGAACCAATTTCCGCACTGTACGAGCAGGGACGTGTTCATCACGTCGGACGGTTCGACAAACTCGAAGATCAGATGTGCACCTTCTCGGTCGACATCGTCAGGAACC